TTAGCAAGAAGCGAGCTGTTCAGCCAGTGCCCTTTGTGAAAAGTGAGATCACTAGGATCTGCATGAACTTGCACTTTGAACAGCATGCCTCGAGAGCGTGTGTTCAACTGCACGTGCTGTTTGAAAACGTCAGCATCGTACTGAGAGAAATCGTACTCAACCATCACAACTGCACACAACATTCCAACCACCATGGTGTTAGCTAGAGATGTTTGAGGATGGCCAGTGTGCAGCTGTGGTTGGTTAAAGACAATCAGAACCTGTTCAGCTGTTTGAGCGTTCACAAGCAAGGGGCGCGTATAACTGTCCTTCAACAATTGGCAAGTCTCACTGGCAACTCCCATTCTTCGTAAAGGCTGGATAAAACAAGCTTCAATCAGAAACTTGTTATGGCTTTGGTCGCAGGCTGTCACATCACTCTCCCAAGCAAACAAACCTTTGGGACAGCCAAACAAGCAGGCGTTGTCGTCTCCTCCCACAAGTAAGAAAATAAGAGTGCGGTCTCCTCTTGCGCGGAGACGGCGCAAAGCTTCAGAGAACCACTTTGATTTCCCATGCACAGTCAGGTCAGCACCATAAGTGAAATAAATGGCTTTTGTGCAAGAGCCCTCCAAACCTGAGTCACTCCAGAGGAAGTGGAACATGTGTCTCTTGAAAGCACGCTTCACGTCAGTGCATGTCTGAACAAACTTGAAGAACAACTCACTAGGTGGATTGATGATCAAACGAGCCTTAGGGCTGAAAAGGACTTCATCATACTTAGGAAAAGCTGAATCACACTTTGGCATGTGCTCTGAGCCAGCCACACTGGACCTTTCCAAGTAATGTTCAAGATGCTTGCGGCGAGACATAGAAGGCATGTTCTTCACGTAATGCTGCATTTGTTCAAGTGAGACAATCCCGCGTTCCATCTCAGGATCGAGTCGGGGCATTTTGAAGAAGTTCATGGTCAAATTCAAAGTAAGAGAGCTACGAGCGGTGACTGGTGGACAAGGACGATTGAGACGTGTGAGTAAAGCAAGGGGCAAGACAGCCCGTGTATAACAAAGGGCAGGCTGAAAATAGGCAAGGTAAAACACTTCACTGACAAAACCATGATCGCACCTGAAATCCCCACGAATCTGAATCTTGTTTCCCGAGTGAGGGCTCCATTCATCGGCTCCACTTTCTTTCAACTTTTCTTCATATGCCTCGGAAAAAGGTCGCGGATCGTTGATGCCGTCATCAAATGTCAACTCACTTTGCGTACAGACGATGTCTGTTGCGAAGAGGGCGTCACTACTACGGCGAGGGAAGTAAGTGATACTGAACGGACTCCTTTCACGAGGGCTGGGATAAACATTGGTTGTGAAGAACAAAGAGGTGGCCATGTGGTCGGCCCCATGCGCAGCCACACGTTCGTAACATTCAGCGAAGCGGATCATAGTGTTGAGACGGGGAAAGAGCGAATAAGAGTCTGCCATATAGTTGCACAACTTTGCAGCCGGATGCAGGGGCACATTGGGCAACCATTCGAGGAATTGCATGACTGACTGAGACCATCTTCTTGAACCGAGTTCAACATGGATGGCGAGAGTTGTTTGGAAGCACATGATGGCCAATAAATCGTCCACCTCTGGTCCTCCAAGCGTATAAGAGTGTGGCGGCAGGCTTGCTACGGCCTGCTCAAACCCAACTCTCATATCCGCAATTTGATTGGCTGTCGCCTCGACCTCCTCTCGGACGGCCGCTGACGGCATGTCTATCTCCTCACGTACGCAAACTCCTGGCAACTCATCTTCCTGCAAAACACTCAACTTCCCAAAATCAGTCGGTGGGTCATATTCTTCCCCAATTGCGTCTTTGCTCTCTTCTTTCCTTTCGGTTTTCTCTTCCTCTTCTCTCTCTCGCGTTGTCTGGTGGTCTTCA